CTCGAACTTTGTGTGTAATCTACCTTGCTCTTCCCATTTAATAAGGTCAGAGTTAGTAGGCATTTCTGCACCAACCATTCTCAAGAAAGCACTGATAGATCTGTTTCCATATCTCTCAAACTCCTTCTCGTAAGTGTCTGGTAAGTATTGATTTAAAAAATCAAAGTTGTTAATATAATTTGAAGGCAATGCTGCCTTACTTGACGATGGTGTTAACGCTGGTTGTCCAGCGGCACCTGTTATTGAACCTGCCATTTTTTTTAGTTTTAGTTTTTATTTTTTTTACTTCTTATTCTTAGTCCAGAACCATGATCATTACCTACCGCTGTAACTGTGAATCCACCCTTACTAATACTTTCAGGAGCTTTTCTAACGGGCATATCCACGTTTTTAGCTTCCTTAGTTATATCACTAACAGCGTCTGCTTTGCCTTGCTCATAAAAGAACTTAGCGAAAGCTTCAGAGTTCATAGCAACAGCTAATGACTTATGATATGCAGCAGCGTCTTTAATAAAACCATCCTCATTCACATGAGAGTTGATAAAATTAGTTATATCAGACTGAGTAGTTTTCATCTTATCCACATTACCTGGATTAAAAACCATTTCCTTTTCTCCTACCTTAAAACCAAAACCTTTGAAATCTGTAGAAAATAATTCGTTAGTCTTTTTAGTAAAATACTCCTGTCTTTTTACATTCTGCTCTTGCATACTGTTCGATTCTTGAACATATTTCTTGTAAGCCTCGTAGTCACTTTGCTCCTCTTCAGAAACGAATGAACTACTTGACTCAAGTGGCACACCGTATTGTTCCTTTTGATTATTTAAATACTTCTTAGCTTTTACAAGTTCTTCTTTCTTAGCTATATTAATCTGTCTCTTCTCCTTATCATCTGCTAGGTCTTCATCATATCCGAATCTATTATCTAGTTCGAACTGAATATCCTCAGCATCTAAGTGTGGTTTAGATTGAGACCAATACTCTGCTAAGAGTTGATCGTCTCCCATACTATCATAATCCTTATTAAGGTTTACAAAGTCTTGGAATCCACGACCAGTTTCTTTTTTGAATTTAAGATAAGCCGAAACATCCTCTGGAAGTTTCTCATTGCTTTCCTTTTGTTCAAACAAATCATCTAAAGAGTTTATCTCTTTACTGTATCTATTTTTAATAAATGAAAGAACGTCTTCATCTCCAATTTGATAGTCTTCCTTAACTACCTCTTCTTCAATTTTTTCTTCTGAGTTAATCTCTTCAGTAGGCTTAACCTCTTCTTTAGATTCTTCAGTTTTAATTTCTTCTTTGGCAACTACAGTGGTTTCCTCTTTAGGAGCACCATCTTGAAATTGCTCTTCGTGTTTTTCTAGTAATTCCTTTTCTATTTCAGCCTTAGACTTTTCAGGTACACTAGATACTTCTCTTACTTTAAACTCTGACATTTTATTTGATTTAATTAATTAAGTACAAAATTAAGGATTTTTTTTAAATATAATTACCTAGGTTCAAACTCTGCTAAATCAAATCCATCTAAGGAATCTTCATTAGACTCAAAGTTGATCGGTGGTAAATTATCCTTTCTTTGTTGTATTAGTTTTGATTGCTGTGTATTTTGAATAGATACTCTATTATCTTTAGCAGCTTCTTTCATTTCTTCTCTTTGTGCTACAGCCTGAGATTCTATACCCTTAAGTTGCATATTCATATCGAACTCAACCTGCATTAGTTCTCTTTTAAGAGCAGCCTCTGCACTCATCTTCTCTATCTCAAAAGCAATCTCCGCTTGTTTTACTTGAATCTTAGATTGAGTCTCCGCCTGTGACACCTGCATCTTAGCCTGAGCTGACGCTTGTGATGACTGAGCATTTATCTGAGCCTGCATCTGCATCTTCTCATTCTCTCTTTCTACATCTTTCTTCTCCTTGTTCTTTCTCTTAACCTTTAACAACTGATTAGCCATCTTAATATTTTTAATCTGTCTTATATCAATTGCATCCTCTAGTGTGATCTGGTCTCTACTTAACGCAACCTGAATGTTAGCCTCTAGCTGTGCCTTCTCTTCTTCATCTGGAGATACCTCTATAAAAATACCAAAGTCATGAAGGTATAAATCTTTTATATCCTCTAAGGTATTTACATTATACTTTCCTATCTGGTTTATAAACTCTTCCTTAGTTGCTGAGTACTCTAATACATCAGAAACTCTACAAGATAACGCCTCTGCTAATCGTCTAGTAATATATAAACTACCATCAAGTATGTGTCTTGTAGCTGTATTTGAATTTAATGCCGCTAACTTTTGTAAGCCAACTAAAGAATTGGGATCAGGAGTAGAAGCATCTCTAGCTTCGTTTAACCCTGTTACATCTCTAATCATACTAAGGTAGTGATTATACGTACCTATTAAACTAGCAATTTTAGATTGTCCTGAGTTACTAGATAATTCTTGAATAGGAACCTTACCGTGATTATACTCACCATCTTGAGTAAAACTTCTACCTATTACACTACCTGTTTGAAAGTAAAGCCTTAGTGCGTCCTCTGGGTTATATGCAGCTCCCGTACCCAAATCAACCTCATTTAATCCATCAGCATCAATATATACACCGTCTGGAACTACTCTTGATATAACTTGCTGTAGCTTTAAGTGTGTCATTTGTATCAAATCAGCAAACGTAGTCATACGTCTTACTAATGATTCAACCACCCCTTTATACATTCTAGGAGCAACGCCAATGTAGTTAGGTGTAGCATACTGAGATGCTGATTTAGGTCTAACCATATTCTTGGCAAGATCCCACTTAAGTAGCTTTCCACTACCCAATACCATAACGCCTTCATACCAAACGTCTATTCTTTTTTCTATTTTTTCAAATCTTTCCTCAGCCTGTGGTGGTGGATTAAAGGAGTCATCCTTTCTTATAACCTTCTCACCGCCGTTATCCATATACTTCTTTTTGTATACAAACTTCTTATCTGTCTTATAGTTGAAGTATAGTAAACAAACAACATCTTTTTCAAATAAGCTATCTCTGTATGGATTTAGTATACCATAGTGACCATACCAGCTAGAACTAAGTTGTGAAATCTCTTCTAAATCTTCTCTAGTTAAATCTGGATTTATTTTTAATAGCTCTGTTATTGGAACTCTTTTAACCTCTCCAAAGTAGAAACAATCCTCAAATGTTGGACTCTCACTGTAGCTATACACTAAGTTAGCTGGATCTACGTAGCTTACTTTAATACCTGCATTAGCTAAAAACTCATGCTTTAACCAGCCCATACCAATAGTACATATATCGTAGTCTACTCTTTTTCTAACATCGTAGAAATGATTCTCCTCAAGTATTGTGTTTATAGCCTCTTCTTCTGCTATCTCTATACCAGGCTTATACTCCAACTGCATATGTAGCTGTAGCTCTTGATCATCAGCTGGTAAATTTTCTGCACTAGTATTGAATGCATCAATACCGTATAATTCTTTTGATTGATTTAAGAAATCCTTAGCTACCATGTCAGCCTCTATCATCTGCTGATACTCCATTCGCTGATCTGATGCAAGTGCATCCTGTGCGTATGCTTGTACGGTAAATAATCTGTTAGACATTCCGTTAACTACTATGTCAACGAATTTTGGAATTATCGGAACAGGTGTCCAGTCTAAGTTTAAATAAGAAAGATCACCATCTACAGCCAATTCTGACTTGTACTTATCTACTGGTTGTTCACCTCTAGCGTATAGCCTTAACTTGTGAAACTCTACCCATTGATTGTAATATCTACATGTGTTACCTGTCCTCTTAAACCATTCGTACTGAATAGCCTGACCTACCTGTAAACCATATTCCTCCGTAGCTTTTTGGCTATCTGTTGCTAGTTGATTAGGAAAAGTTACAGGGTTTATTAATACAATAGGCTCCTTCATTTATTTTATAATTTGGCTTATACTTCCCTTGTTACTATATCTTGCAAAGTTAATAGAAATTTTTGACTCTTTTACGACTGGGTTATATAAATGCTTTTGATTTGCCATAATAGCTAATCCAGAGCTAATAGATGCATCAAACTTTGTTCTGTTATTAATATCGAACCTAGCCCAATCCATTAATGTACGAGTAAAATACATAGATCCCATTTCATCTGAATCCCTATACGTACCCTCTAAATCTAACCCTACACTTTTTTCTATATATGCCTCTATAGCGGCAGCATGTGCTTGTTTAACATCTTCTGAGGAGTTAGGTATACCTCCTAATTCTTTTTCTGATCCTGATAATTTATTCTTGTGCTTATCTGGTCTATTCATTGAGAAGGCTCTATACCCTCTATTCTTAAAATGATATAATAATCTAGCCTTGTTATTTTCTACTAATACTGGCATACCGTAAAACACACAAGCCATTAATACATCCTCAAAGAATATCTCAGCTGTCTGTGGTCTAGCTACATACTCTAAGAAGAACTCATTGCTTGGTGCATCCTCCATATTAAACTTAGTCATACCATGTAGTGATCCATTAGATCCTCTACCCATAACAGTTGCTGATATATCGTAAGGGTCACAACCTAAGCTTCCAATGTGCTCATTTCCAGGGAAATACTTTCCGTTCTTTTTTAAAACATTGTTTTGTAAATTACCCTTTGGTATCCAAGAAAGTAAAAACCTACCACTATTATTAGGAGTCCATATAACCTCACTATCTTTTATTCCATTCTTCCAATGGAAACCACCCCTAGTTAAAAACCTATCCTTTATAAGTGATTCGTTATAATCTATTTGTTGGTATAATTTAGTTAGATTAAATATGGAAGACTTGCTCTCATCCCTAAATGCGTGATTCTCAGTTCTTGGAAACTGTCTGTAAAATTCATTGAGAGCATCGTTATCAGACTTTAATGAAGCAACCTCATTCTCCCAGTAATCAATTACACCTGTTGTAATATATTCTCCATCTACTCCTACCGCTGGCTTACTAGGTGTTTTAAACACAGGCATACCATACTCATCTATATAACCCTCAAAGTTCCACTCCATAGGTATAAATAAAGAATACAATCCACTCCTAGTCTGACCATTAGCGTTTCTTTCAAAAGGATTAGAGTCTTCATATAGTTTTTTAAAGTTTCCACCACCCTTATTCAACGCATTACAGGTAGATCCCATCATACATTTACCTACTACTTTACTACCTAATCTAAGACATGTCTTGGTTACTCGCCAATTATTTAGTATATTGTTAGGTTTTAGCCATTTTCCAGATTCATCACTAACTAGTAGTAATAGTTTTTCACCATCATAAGAGTTATCATCCGTATTCTTCCAGTCAATAGTTGTGTCTAATCCATCTACATCATCATCATCCTCTTCGTACATATTCTTCTTAGTAATCTTACTAGCTGGAACCCTATACGCTAACTCAGTCTTTGGTTTATCCATACCATCCTGAATAGGTTTGAAAAAGAATGGATAGTGGTTAGATATAGGAACAACCTTATCTGTAAACATTTTCTTAGCATCAGAACCAGTTTTAGATAGTATACCAAGTCTAGCATCTCGTGATATAGTAGCTTGATTTACGGTTTCGGAAGAACTCATAAAAGAAAAACCTGAACGTCTATTCTTTAGGTAACACATTCCAAAGCATCTTTTATCAGCCTTACACGCTTCCCAAAAAATAAAGAATATTCTATTTGCTTCTCTGAAGTCAGGTAGTCCTATGTCAATCTTAGTCCACTGTAGGTACATGTAGTGAGATCCTGTTATATAGGTAGGTTTATTGTTATTCATAAACCAATGTCCTTGTTCTCGTATATCAAACTCTCCCTCTATAAAATCTACCCATTTATTCTTAAATGCATTATCCCTTCTGCTCCAATCAAAAACAGTCTTCATCTTACGTAATTCCCTAGGATATTCCTTTGGCTCCCACTTGTTAGCACCCTTCTGTATTTTAGCTGGAGATTTAGGTAATCCAACACGTAATCCATTTATCTCATATACTTCTCCTAGTGTTCCATCCTTAGATATAACTACTAAGTCATACTTGTCATGATAGCCATAGTGCCAGGTTTTAGCCTTATTCTTAGAAGACATTACCGATCTAGGGATTGGTTTATTTAATACCTTATATAGACTATTTTGATCTTCTGTCTGCAAAGCCAAATGATTTGTTTTTACTTCCCTTCTCAGGCTCCTCATTAAGTAAAGCTCTTTCCGCCTCTATTCTATTTAATATTTCAAACGCATCGAATATAGCTAGTTTCTTAGTAGCTGCTGCGTTCTTTAGTCTATCTGCCGCTAATTCATCCTCTGGATCAGGCTTTATTATTTCTTCCTTAGCAACCTTTACCAATTGCTTTACAGCCATTTCACCAGCCTTTATAATGTCTTCCTTTATTTGTTTAGTTGTCATAAGATATACAGATGTTTTTAGTAAACATCCTATAAAGTTTTTCTCCATCCACATCAAACTCATACTCACTCTCTGGTTGAAAACTTACTACGTCACCAACACGTAAACCTTTAGATGTTAATTCTTTATTAATATACTTAATTTTTCCCAATAAATTTTCATGCACATTATTATCCTCTATTAGTGAATCCTTCTTACTTATTGGTTCTATAAAACAATACGGATCAGGAGCTGTCCACTTATCACTATCAGCATCTTTATATAAAAAAAACTGTTCATTATCTATGACATATAAGTCATCCATAAAAAAACAAGGACCACTTTTTTCGTTACCCTTCATGTCATAGTACTTTCTGAATACATTGTGATGAACAATTAGTATGTCACCCTTTTTTATATCACCACTATAAGTTATTGGTGGTTCTACAACAACAGCATATCTGTTAGTAGCGGTATGATCCTCTTGGGATGAACTCACTATAACATCTACACCTGCCATTTTTTTGGTGTGTTTATACCTAGTACCACCCAGTGGTTTAATTAAGAAATGAAAAGGAGATCTCATTATTAAAAATCTACAAGATACTCTATAGATACAGGCATATTTCTACCGAACTCTTTCCATAAGAATATTTCAGTACCATTATCTATCCATATCTTATACACACCATCATCCTCCATTCTTATATGATGTATCTTATATGATCCACCAAGAATAGATTGACCTACTAAATAATGCATTGAGCTGGACTTATAGTCAGCACCTATAGATATCTTTCTGATTATCATGACAACTCGCCAGTCTCGAGATTTACTTTTTTCTCGCCGTACTTTTCTGTCATTTCGTTTTGCGTCTGTTGTAACTCTGTTGAAACAGTTTCAACTTCATTAACTAGTACGTCTTTTCTTTTTAATAATCTAGCTATTGCTACCTCTATATCTCCGATGTCTACTCTAGCGTTGAATAACCTAGACTGTAAGGACTTAAGAACTTCTGTTTCTTCTTTTTTCATTTTTTTCATTTGATTAAATTTTAATTATTAAAGTACAAATATAGTTATTTTTTTTACGAACCACAGCCTATGCAATCAAAATGTGAGTCTTCTGGCTTAACTCCTTTTAACTTCATTTCTAGGTTGTGAATTTTGTCTTTTATTTCCATGTCTTTAAACATGTCTCCAGTAAGTTGAGACTTCAACTCTTCTATTTCTTTTTCCATACTAATTGTCTTTTCGCATTGAGCTTCCAAAGTAGAAACTGAAAATACTCAAAGTTATCCCCTCACAGAGACCGATTAAAGTATAGAATGTTTTCTCATTGTGTTCTGGTATAGTAATATATACTATTGCATAAACTAAGAATACAAAGGTTCCTAAGCCAACTAATCCTGTTAAAGTAAACATTAAATCAAACTTTCTAACCTTTGCTATCTCTACCTCTCTTTTTCTTGCTGAGTCTCTGTCAGCCACCTCTGTCT